AACAATCAAAATGAGAGAGAAGAACGAGTGCTTAAAGTACACCCTCACGCGTCAGGTCATATTACAAGAATATTGATGGAAATGGCAGCAATGTACCGACTTTCTGATTATATAGTAATTCAAGTTGGTGGAAGCGCCGGACGTGCCGCAAGATTTGGTTACACCTGTCATTGTATTAACACTGTTGTTGACAACTATGATGAAGAGAGAGCAATAAATAACATGGAAACACTCTTCGAATTAGGGACAAAAACAGACGAAGTTGGTTTGTGCTTTTGTGGCTTTGATGGAACGCTTTGCAGACATGCACAAGCTTTCGTTGATGTACAAAGAACATACCACCCAAACAGACAGGTTGCACTTCTTTTCGTTCACACGAGCTACTACGTTACTAAACAAATTGAAAATTTATACAAGAATAATACGATTGCACATTTTTCAGGCCGAACGATACTTATTCAGAACCAATATTCACAAGACATTGAAGGTGGTTTTAATTCATACGATTGTAACACAGGATATTCAAAGGAAGGAATCTATTATCGCAGTGAGGACAATGAAATCGTAACATGCGTTGATGGGAATTCAAACCCATATGTGCATCATGATCCCAGTTTGTTCGGTCAAACTATGGATTATGGCTGTACGAGCAAATTTACTGTTTCATTACCAAACGGAAGTATAACCTTTGATCCGGACATAATAATTAAATATCACCAGAATGTTGAAGTATTGTGGGACGTTAAACGTAGGGCTACAACTAATCCCGTATTACCAAGAAAACGCCAGCAGCAAGAAGTCACCAATGAAAAGAACACTTTGCAGATTCTACTTGAATCCTTAACAGCAGAATATGAAAATAAACAGTCTTTTGAATTAGAAACGAGTGATCACAAATTTAAGTACGAGACAGTCATAGACAGTAATAACAAGAAAATAACTAGTGTTATGTTAGATGGAAAATTTTACGTGGCCAGGAAACCTAATCTTTGGGCTAAAACATTTTTAGAAGCAGTAGTATACAAGAAAGAACTATTACGACCTATTCCCCAAGACGTTTTCAATCTCGTTGTTAACTATTTTATGCAAAATCCGCTGGAAACTGCTCAACGTGCTGCGCTTAATTATCTAACCAAATATAAAAACAGTGCAGACGCAGATCATTCCCAGCTGACAATGGATGAGATAGATGACATAATAGTTATTGCAAAACAGACCAGCGATGAGCGTAATCGAAATTTGAAAAGCATGTTGAAGGTAGACACAGAAAATGTTGTTGACAATTGGGCCAATGAAATAAAGACATTATTCGTTGCGAAATTTTTTGAGAATATTTACAACGGATCAGTATTTTGTTGGAACTCTTTTATTTCAATTATTTATTGTGTTCTATCATTATTCGGTTACTGTTGGCATGAAGCAGAGGTTATGAAAACGCACAGAAAAAGGGCATTATTAACAACCAAAATTATACCTATTTTTATAATAATTGTTGGACTATTAGCAGTTGCAAAAGGTATAATATCAGTTCGCGCCAATGAAAATGTCCCTTGGATGACAATAAGTCTTGAACGATGTACACGCATGAGTCAGGAACAGCGGGAACAATACGACCGTTATATGAGTAGAAACCCTGAAAGTTTGTCGTGTTCAAGATTGGTTTTGCATCCGAGAAGAGTTGGACAGAACTGCGCTGCCATCACTAGATATACAGGTTTGTTGCCAGAACAGTGCATGGATCATGATCCTAAGGAAGTTCGTAAAGTTTACAAAGAATGCAAGATGAGGAAGTATTATCCACATGGGAGAACAAATTACCAGTTAATAAAAGAAATTATTCAAACCTACCTGAAAAATATTCAAATATGGTTGTCGATATAACAGACATGTTCATTAACAGAGTACAAGATGATGAAGAAATCGAAGAAATCATTATTTCACAAATGATGAGAGCGTTTATTATTGAATTACATTTGTTTGGTTATTTGTTTTTACTTTGGAAATTGTTTAAGTATGGGTTTAAAATCTATAAGAAAGATGGTTTATGGGGACTTATAAAATATTACTTTAGTATACAAATGATGACTAGCATATTAGGTATTATGTGTGCTGGTTTACTCTGGAGTATATTGAATTTATTTTACGCGCGCCTCACAATCATTGGCTTTTTACTCTACGGTTTGACAGCTATTGCTCAAATACTTTCTATTCTGTTCGCATTAGGGATGACAGATAGTTGTTACACGAAAAATATTTTCAAGTGTCTCTTAGTTATAGTACTCATAGGATTGATTGCACCACATGTTACAGTAAATGCCATGACAA